TCACTCATCTGATCCGCGGCAGCTCTCCAGTTCCCGCACCTTCCCCTTGAGTTCCCCATTCTCCGCTCGAAGTTGCTGTACTTCCGTGGCGAGCTGCTGAATGATCCCGTTCTTCTCGCTGATCATGTCCGCCATGATCCGCTCACGGTCGAGCGTCTTGAAGTCCAACCTGATTTCGCCGTTCATTTTGACTCTCCTGTGATGTAACGCCCAAAATGAGCGTTACATGCGTTACAAAGATGCTCGAAAACTAGATGGTGAGAAGGATCTCGCGTGGCGTGGCGACAATCCAGTCACGGAAGGCGTCAAACGTCGCCTCCAGGATGAGCCCGCCGGCGTATGCTCCCTGAGTGTAGACAGGTGTCAAAGCCTCGACCAGGCCCCTGAAACTGGCACCAAAGCCCCCTTCGATGAATGCGAGCGTCTCGGCATAGGTGCAAGCCGCATTCGCCTGTATAAAGTCGATGAGCGCGGGTTTCACAGTCGCCTTCATGGCCATGATCGCCTGGTCGGTCTGCGAGACGTAGCCAACGCTCATGGGAAAGAGCGGTCCGGGTGGATCGGGGATCTCGACGGGTGTCCACTTCATCGCTTCGTAGTCCGCGAGATTCGCCCGAAAGACGATCATGCTCTCCATGTCCTCGCGCATCATAACGGCAAAGTCCGCGGCATTGGGCGCCTCGGCCGCGGTAAACTGCCATGTGCGCGGAAGCGAGCCCATTACCTGGCCCGCGTCCAGTTGTTCATAAATCGTGACGATCTCCACGATGTTCGTGGAGCGAAGATGCGAATACTGGTCGAGTCTAGCTCTCCAGGCCATTGTCATACTCCTATGAAGCCGCCATGAGGCCGGCGTTGATGAGGATGGTTCTTAGGCCGTCAACGGCCGTTTTGAGGGACGTGGTTGTCGTTGCCGGCGCCGCTATGAAAGCCTGCGTGTAGAGCTTGACGATGTTTCCCGCTTCGCTCCGGAAGTGAGCGGCCGCGTTGCCCGCTATGATATCGGCCGAATACATGAGGAACGAATCGGTCAGGCTCGCGCCGGGTGGCGTCCCGTTGGTCAGGTTCAGCGTATTGTAACCCGACGTCGGCATGGCTCCGTTTCCAAGCGAGAAATTCCCCCTGTAGTCCATTGCTGCCAAAAGCGTATTCGTGCCGTCTGTGTTCCCATGCTCGAATCGAAAAAGCCCGGTCGCGTCATAGCCGCCGAACCTCAAGACGGTCCAGCCAGGCCGCGTGGCGTGGTCGCGGCCGTAGAGGTTTAAGTTTCCACCATGGTCAACATCCACGCCTCCGCAATAGATGATGTTTGAGTCGCTCACGGTAGAGCCAATGGTGGAGCCGGAAATCGCTATGGTCCCGACGTTTACGCTCCCGCTCGCGGTGATTCTCATCCGCTCCACTGGTGTTGCCGTGGCATCGGCCGTGGTCAAGAAACTGAGAGCGCACGGCCAATCGCCTGGATTGAAATCGCCTTCCGCAATCCCTTTTATACCCGCGGCCCGGTATCCCAGGCCCTCGGCCGAGCCGAACCACAGCACTCCCACTTCACTCACGCCAGAAGGAGTTAATACGTTCGTCATTAGAATCTCGGCCGGAACACCCTCGCTGGCGCTATACACATGAAGATGCCCTTGGGGAGCTACAAGCCCAACACCCACCTTGCCCCCGCCATAGCAGAGCACCACGTTGTCGCTCACAAAATGATTCAAGCTCACATATTGGCCGCTCGAATCTATGATCATGTGCTTATCCACGGCAGCCTTGATGGTCGCGAACCCGCCTATCTTGTCCAGCGTCATTGCCGGCCCTACGGTTGGAGCGATAATCAGCGTTTCGGGCACCTGGAGCGATCCGTCGCGGCGCAGCTCGAAGGGCTTGGTCATTCCGCCGCCCATGCAGCCCATCATGGGCTTTCCGGTCAAATCAAACTCAAAGCTCGAAAGCCCGACCGGAACCGAGCCGGCCGCCCAATCCGCCACCGACCAGCCCGAGGACTGATCGTTTTGGTACATATTGAATCCAACGGAGCCCACGGCGGCCGAGTAGACTTCGAGCGCGAAGCCCTCGTAGGTGCCTCCATATACTATCCGGATTTTCTTGATAGCCCCGTCGTTGCCATACGCCGAGCGACTCAAGAGGGTAATCGTCGGCTCGCCCCCATAATGGCATGAGGCTCGAATCACGGTCATTGAATGCCGCCCCGACATCGTGTCTCGAATGGTGAAGATCGCGCTTGCCCGCGTCCCGCCCGTCTGCCCGGCAGCGACCGGGCCGTTGTAAGCTATGCGATACCAGCCAATCGCATCGACGGTTGTCGTGCGAGTTACGCGCGTCGCTAAGTCCGCCGCGTGATAGCCGTCCAGGAGATCGGCGTCCAGGGTGGAGCCCGAGCCGTCGTTGCCGGCGTGCCAAGCCGTGTTCCCGTCTATGGTCACGGTTGAGTCGGTTATGCTGAATCTCTCGCTGTGCGAAACGTAGAATGAGTGGCTTCCCTCCGTGTCGTGTGTGATGCCAGGGAAGACGTTTGCCCGCAAGCGGATAGCACTCTCCGCCCCTGCATCACCGCTGGAGATCAAGTTTACCGACGAGAGGCTCCCTAAGTATGGGTTTGCCGATATATATACGTTGGCGGCGCTTTCCGTCTCATAGCCATGACATCGAAGATACAGCGTGCAATCGATTTCCCGCGAGACGTACATATCTCCTACCAGGGTCGTGCCGGACATGAAACTTATCGAATTTTGCAGCGTGTATAGTGGCGGGACGGCAATTGTCAGCCCATTTGAATCTAACACGACCGCGCCGCCGCCGGCATAAGCCTTGCCTGTACTCGCCTGGATGTAGAACTCCTTGACCGTGCTGCTGGTCTTGCCGGCGATGAAATCCTTGTCGATCTCGATGCGCGGGTATGTGCTCGAGCTTCTGAAACTACCACTAGAGCCTGAAAGCGTGATCGTTCGCGCCCACAAGCCGTTCAAGAAAAGGTCGTCATCCGTGACGATAGTAATTCCATCTGATTTCTTTAGATTCGTCCCGAGTTTTGCACCGAGAGTAGCGCTATCTTCGGGTCTTCCTGATCCACTCACTCCGGACCAGCTCGCCAGGGTGGAAGCCATCGCCGCTATGGCGTTCAGGAGCTTCGTCCGCTCGTTGTAGTAGTTTTTCCACGTTAGGTCCCATGTCGCCCGAACGATGGTGCTGCTCGTGGTCATGTTCCCGAACACGTTGACCGTGGTGTTGAGATACGTGTTGAGGTCCGCATATTCGGTGTCGAAAACAGAATGACTCACACCCAAGGCGATGGCCTGCGCCGGAATCTTGCCGGTGGTCGGGGTTCCTTCGATTACGATCAGGTCCCAAGCTTGCTTGAGCCCGCGCTTCTCCGAGCGGGTGATCTTGGTATCGGCCGCAAGGTCGTCGGTGTACGCCTTGGCCGAGCTGGCATCGGCCTGAGCCGCCGCCGCGTTGGTGACCGCCGTATTCGCCGTGCTCTGAGCCGTGTTCGCCGCAGTCTGCGCGGTGACAGCCTTTCCGTCCGCGGTGACAGCCTTCGCATCGGCCGTGACGGCTTTGGCATCGGCAGTGACAGCCTTCCCGTCCGCGGTGACGGCCTTCGCGTCCGCCGTGACGGCCTTCGCATCGGCCGTGTTGGCCAGGGTTCTGGCCTTCGCTGCTATGGCGTTCAGGAGCGCCGTGCGCTCGTTGTAGTAGTCTTTCCACTTCGCATCCCACGTCGCCCGAACGATGGTGCTGCTCGTCGTCATGTTCCCGAACACGTTGACCGTGGTGTTGAGATACGTGTTGAGGTCCGCATAATCGGTGTCGAAGGTCGCGTGAGCCACGCCGAAGACGATGGCCTGCGCCGGGATCGTCCCGGTGGTCGCGGTCCCCTCGATTACAATCAGGTCCCAAGCCTGTTTGAGCCCGCGTTTCTCGCTCCGGGTGATCTTGGTATCGGCCGCGAGATCGTCGGTGTAGGTCTTGGCCGAGCTGGCATCGGCTTGAGCCGCCGCCGCATCGGCAAAAGCATCGTCCGCCTTGGCCTGGGCCGTCGCTGCATTCGCGTGAGCCAGGTCCGCCCGGCTCTGCGCCGTGACGGCCTTCCCATCCGCGGTGTTCGCCGCTGTCTGAGCCGTGACCGCCTTCCCGTCCGCCGTGACTGCTTTTCCATCGGCCGTGACGGCTTTGGCGTCCGCCGTTGCCGCCGCCGTCTGCGCGGTGACAGCCTTCCCGTCCGCCGTGACCGCTTTCCCGTCCGCCGTGTTGGCCGCCGTCTGCGCGGTATTCGCCAAGGTTCTGGCTTTGTCGGCTATGGCCTTAAGCAGCTTCGTCCGCTCGGAGTAGTACGTCTTCCAGGTGGTTTTCCACGTTGCGCGGACGATCGTGCTGCTCGTGGCCATGTTCCCGAATACGTTGACCGTCGTGTTGAGATACGTGTCGAGGGCAGAAAAGGCCGTGTCGAAAGTCGCATGGCTAACGCCAAAGACGATGGCTTGTGCCGGGATCGTTCCGGTGGTCGCGGTCCCCTCCTCAACGACGATCTCCCAAGCCTGCTGGAGTCCCGGCTTCTCGGAGGACGTGATCTTGGTATCGGCCGCCAGGTCGTCGGTGTACGCCTTGGCCGTGTTGGCCGTGGCTTGAGCCGCCGCCGCGTTGGTGACGGCCGTATTCGCCGTGCTCTGAGCCGTGTTCGCCGCCGTCTGAGCCGTGACCGCCTTCCCGTCCGCCGTGACCGCTTTTCCGTCCGCCGTGACGGCCTTGGCATCGGCAGTGACAGCCTTCGCGTCCGCCGTTGCCGCCGCCGTCTGAGCCGTGACGGCTTTTCCATCGGCCGTTACCGCTTTCGCATCGGCCGTGTTGGCCGCCGTCTGCGCCGTGTCCCCGACCAGCTTGGCTTTCTGCGCGATAGCGTTCAGGAGCTTCGTCCGCTCCTCATAGTAGTTCTCCCACCTCGCATCCCAGGTGGTCCTGGTGATGGTCGTGCTCACCGTCATTGGCGAGAAGAGGGAAAGGGTCGTATTGAGATACGTGTTGAGCGCCGAATACATGCTGTCGAAGACGTCATGCGCGACCGCGAAGTTTTGCGCCTGGACGATGATCTTCCCGTCTGTCGGGTTGCCTTCCTTCAGGATGACGTTCCACTTCTGTTTCAGCCGGTGCTTTTCCACCTTTGAGATCTTGGCGTCGGTCGCCATGTCGTCGATGAGCGCCATGGAGTTGGCCGCAACGGTATCGGCGTTATCCGCCTTGGCCTGAGCTGCCGCGGCATTGTCCTTCACCTTGTCGGTAACGGCCTTGAGCAGCTTCGCCTTCTCGTCGTAATAGTCCTCCCACTTATCGTCCCACGTCGCGCGCACGATGGTCGTGCTCGTGGACATGCTGGCGAATACTTGCAGGGTCGTGTTGAGGTAAGCGTTTAGGGTCGTGAAGACCGCCTCGAAGGCCGTCTTGCTCACCCCCACGGAAAGCGCCATCAAGGGGAGCGTTCCCGTGGTGGGAGTCCCCTCGCGCACTATCTGGTTCCACTCGCGCTTCAAGGGGAGCTTCTCGGCCCTGGATACCTTGGAGTCGATTCCCATGTCCTCGACCCGGTCCAGGTCGTCCTGGATGTCCTGGATGAGCTCCTCGTAGCCGACTCGGCCGCGGAGGATCGGACGGATCGTGTCCGGATCGCAGAGGACGGCTTTGACATCGGATGCGACACCGTCGCCAATCCTGTCGTAAGGCACGATTCTAACGCGGTAGGTGGTCGGATCCGCCGGCAGCAAGCGTATGAAGGTATCCCGCGCCTGGGCCGCGACATTTGCGACAAGTGTCGTGGGTGGGTTTGACGTGTCGCAGAGGACCTTGTACCCGTCGCAGTCCTGGTCGTCTATCGGCAGGTTATCGAGCCGAACGACAATGCCGTTATGGGCGCCAACACACGTCGGATTGAAGGCCAGGAGCGACGGCGCCGTTTTGGTGATCGTGATCTCGGTCCAGTTGTTGGAGTCGAACTTGTGGGCGTCGCGCACTTTGACGCGGGCCTTGAACGATCGCGGGACGGTTCCGAAGTCCGTTTTCATGTCGTGAAGCGTGTAGCGGTATGTCGTACTGGTCAGGCGAACGCGCCTCATCACCACGTCGTCAATGTCGCAAATGTTCAGCACATAGTTGCGGAAACGATTCTCCGAAAAGTATTCGCTGTCGCGGAGGTCGCTCCACTTGATTACGCACTGTTTTCCGGTGAATGCCGTCCCGCCGCCCTTGAGCTGGAGGCCGGCCACGTCCGGGGGGATCTTGTCCGGAAGGTCGATTATGACGTCTGTTACCTCGAGCCACTCCGAGGTTTTGGCGATGCCCCGGCTCCGGATGCGGAAGCTGTAGGTCCCCAGGCGGACGTCGAACCGTTCGGCCGAATTGACGCTCGATTCCGCGAACCGGCGCCAATTGCCTTCGGCTTCCCGGAAGTCCACCTCGTACCAGAGGACACGGGCGTCCTGCACGGCCTCCCAAGAGCAGAGCACGCCCAGGCGGTGATTCTTCCCGTTGTCGTTGGTGAAGACGGTGATGTTGAATTCCGCGGGGGGCTCGAGTGCTCCCTTGGGTCCAATCGTTTCGGGCGGGGCCTCATGGATGATGTCGCGCTCCACTCGAGCGAATTTATCCGGATCGTGATAGAGGGCGAAAATCTCGTATCGGTGCGGCTCGATCTCCTTATTCGTGATGACGCGAAAATGCCTCGGAGCCAGGCTCGAGCCGGTGAGCACCCATAGGGCGTTTGCTTCCGGTTGATCCGAGAACTGAAGAGTGTGGAGCTCCGTATAAGTGCCAGGACCATTCAGGACCGCTTTCTCCTGGATGGTTTTGTTGGGCAAGACGCATGTCAGCGTGTACGTCTGTCCTTCGATCAAGAGCACTTCGCCGTCGAGCTGGATGTCCTCGAGCGTGGATCCGGCTTTGACCCGGCCGCCGAAGCGGACGCCGGAATAGCTCGGGTCCATGACCTTGATGATCGCCCCGGGGACGGCATCGGCGAAGTCCCACCCGCCGACAAAAGTCACGGTTTCGGGTTGATGCTTCTCCGTGTCGATGATCCAGCGGCCCACCCTGAGCGCCTGGGATCTGGAGGTGCAGCCGAGAGCGATAACATCGGTGGGGTTCCATCCGACTTTGCGCACCAACTCCGGATCGTAGTAGGCTTCGATGGCCGGCCGGCAGGAATCGATGGGATCGTTCCAGGTGACCAGGGCCACGGAATGCCGAGCGTCGAGTCCGGTACCGGAATAGGTAAACTCGCCTTCGATGACGTTGGTTTGGTTCGCGAGGTGCGTTGGCGCCTTGGGGGAGTCCTGCGCCATGGTGACCATTCCGGAGGCCCAAAAGGGCATGGCCAGGAACGAAGAGGCAAGAGCATTCAGGAGATGATACGCCTCTTCCTGGGTCTGGAAGACCACGTTGCAGGTATATCTGGGCTCCATGATCGCGTTGCCCTGCGCGTTCTTGTAGCCGGTCTTGACCATCCCGTCGCAGTATTGGGCTATCTCATATAAGGTCCATTTGTCGATATAGGCAGCGGGAGCACCCAGGCCATACCGCTTATCGCTCACCAGGTCATGGAAGATCCACGCCGGGTTGTTCGTCCAACCGTTCTTGAAAGTGCCGTCCCAAACTCCCGAGTACTCCCGGGTCAGGGGATCGTAATTCGTGGGGATCTTGAGCGTGTTTCGGCCAAAGACGTTGTACGAGCGTGTCGGAACGTGGGTGCCGAACTGCTTGGCGTTGATCTCCAAGCCCACCGAAGCGACGTGCGGCCAGTAGAACGTTTCGTTGATGAGGCCGGTGCTCGAAGCCCAATAGAGCTTGTTTTGCCTGCGCTGCGTGCTCGAGTCCGCCGTGATCCGGGTGATCCGGATCTCCCAGGGAGCGGGCCCATATTGGAGCACATCCGTGATGATATAGCGCCGTTCGTAGCTGCTGGTACACTTGCCCCTGATCTTGAGGTCTTTTCCGAACGGGTTTTGCCAAACTCCGCCCACCGTCCGGATTTCGATCCGAAACTCGATCTCAGACCCGTGCATGTCCCCATCGTTCTTGTCCACCTGGTAGAGGCTCGGGGTCATGATCTTTATGCGGAGGTCGTCTATGTCCGGCTCGTTTATGGTCCGGATGATTGGCGTATTCTTGACGATCTCCGCCCCAACGCCCTGCTCACTTTCGATGGCCACTATGCCGGGTATCGGTGACTGATTCGGAGTCCCATTGCGTGCGTGGAACTTCACGCCCTTGAAGTTGTATTTCCCGTCCGGCGCCATGAGGGCCGTATCATCCAAAAAGACGGATTTGGCTCCGTCCTCGAGACCGCCGATCTCCCCTTCGCCGAGAACGTCGATAATGCGCGCCAGAGCAAGCGATAGGAGGTCGTCTTTGTCCTCGACCGGAGTATTACCCTCATCTCCGCCGCTTCTGCCTTCTATGTGTTTCAACATTTTGATTACTCAGCTATTGGTGAAGGGCAAAAAATAGTGTCAGGCGCCGCCGCCGGGGTCGGGATAGTTCCTGCTGAACTCCACATGGATGGTGTGCCGGGTCCCCAAATTCCATTGGGAAGCGTCGAAGGATGTAATCGGCCCCTGGTCGACGCCGTCGATCTTGACATGCTCAATCCAGTTGTCGATATAGACGCCTTCATACAAGAGATCCTCGTCGTTGGCCGTGAAGGTGAAGACTGGGATCGTGCCGGCGCGATAGGTGAACGTGCCTACTCCCGGCGTGATGAAGCCGTTTCCTTCGCCGGACACTTCCACCACGAGAATGAGCGCGCTCGGAATTCCGCTGTCGGCATCAATGGCCACGGCGTCGATACCGGCCGATACCAGAACAGACCCGACCCGGATGGGTCCGCCGTAAATCACGGGTAGGGCGCCACCCTGCTCGATCCGATTGACGGGGCCGTTGAACAGCCACGAGGTTCGTTTCGTCTCCCGGTCGTCGTAGTTTCCGACCTTCGGAGTCGAGGCTATCATTTGGGCAACTCCGGAAAGAGCGAGCATGGCTCCGAACATGGCGTATTGGGTCATGGAGACCCCAAGGAAGGTGGTTGTGCCCATCGACCCCATCAACGAGGCCCCTGCCGCTCCGGATGTCCCGGCCGTATAGATGGACGCGGCTATCAGCACAACACCAATCACGACGGTAATGATGGCTTTTGCGTCATCGCCGGCGCCTTCGATAACGGGAACGATGTGGAGATCAGCGTTGCCGAGGCCGAAGGTGAGGAGGTCGGCGTCGAGCTGCTCGCCCGATTCCAGGGAGCCCCGGATGATCTGATAGCTCCCTTCCTTCAGGCTCGCGTAAAAGTCTTTGAAGTTGCATTTGAGCGCCCGGATGGCTTCGGCTACCGAATCCACCTCCAGGCGGTGAGCGTCTCCGAAGCGCGCTCCAAGATGGCCATGCAGGAATACGGTTCTCATTCTGGATACCTCAGCGTTTTTTCGATCAAGCGCATCCACCGGTGGGCGGGCTCCTCGCAGGAAAGCCGGCCGCGGCCTCCCGCGTGGTGCATCAGTAATCCGTTCGCCTCGTAGATCCCGCAGTGGTTGAGATACCGATTGCGGATTCGGCCGAGAACGATATCGCCGTCCCGCTCCGGTCGCTCGACCTGGATCAGGCCGGCCACATCCTGGCACTCGGTGAAGAAATCGTGGTCGCCGGACTCCCACCAACTCGGCTCTCGGGGGAAGACCGGAAGCGTGATATCTCGGTTTATTTTGTACCAGTCGCGGACCAGGCTCCAGCAATCGTAGACGCCGGGCACGAACACGCGCCCCAGGAGGGGTGCGGTCGCGAGCTGGTCGCCCCACCAAAAGGGATCATGCAGGACGCCGGTCTTCGGGTCAAAGAACACGATTCCCCAGGGAACGGCCGTCACGATCTGCTGTTTCATATCGGTCTCGGACGCGCCGTAAAGGCTGGTGTGGGAGTGGAAAATCGCCTGAATCGGGCCGTTTTCCCTCTCGATCCTGTCATAGGTCGCCCTGTCGATCCTGAAGGCTGTTAGGGGCGTCTCGTGCGAATTTGGGCATGGTACAAAACGATTACTCGCGATAAGTCCGCAAGCCTCGTTGGGAAGGGATATCCGGGTGTACTCCTTGAGCACTTCAACCATCTGAGCCCCGAAGGGCTGGAATTCCATCATCAGTTGACCCTCGTTCGCGCGACTCCCGGAAATAGGAACGCCGGAAGCGGCTGTTTGCCTGGAAAGCGCACCTTGCAGTCTCGGAGATTACGGCCGCATTTGTCCGTGGCCTTGGTCGTCTCCGCGCCCAGCTCGTCGTAATAGCGGGCCGCGACGTAAGGGCAATCGACGTCGGTGTAGTCGAAGCTGTTGGTATCGGGATTAAAGAATCGGTAGGTGAGCGTGCAGGCGTCTCGAAGAACCTGCCGGCGCGGGAGCTTTCTCCCTTCGAAGTCCAGGAAGGCGCCGAGCTCCCATTCGATGACCTTTCGATTCTGCTTGGTCCGGCGCTTCAGGATGTAGATGTCCGGAGGGAAGCAGGCATCCGGGTCGGGATTCGTGCCTTCGTCCAAGTACTTCTTAAAGGTGCGCCATCTGGTAAGTACCGCGCCCAAAAGCTCGTTCCACTCGGACACCGCTGCCGCAAGCGCCATGGTCGTGTTGGAGACCTTGAAGAGCGGCCGGGGGAGGGCCCCCTTGCCGGTAGCCTCGTAGCCGGTGACTTCAATGGGCATGGGGGTGTAGGTCTGACCGCGCCAGAGCACGGGCCGGTCCACGAAGATGTTCCTGGTGAACCGGTAGACGCCGCCCCCGAGGGACGTGCAATTGAGCTCGAAGAGCTCGATGCGATCTCCTGGATCCGGTTTTTGGACGTCCGCTGCTATGGTCATTTGTCGGTCCTTCTGATTTCGTCCCGGTAGTCGCGGGCATCGAGGAAGTCATTCATCTCCTCTTCCAGAAGCTCGAAGACCTCGGCGAGCCCGCCTTTGTTGAACCGGCTATCCAGATGGTCATACAGGGCCACGGCCTGCTTGATGGTGAGATCGAGCGTTACATCAGCCACGAGGTTTCTCCGGGGCCTTGAGCTTGCCGAGCAGGCCGAACAGCCAAAAGCCGGCCAGCGTGGCCAGCCAAACGGCGCCAAACAAGCTTGCTTGCTCCGGCGTCATGGGAACGGTATAAAGAGAGGTTGCGTATTCGAGCATCATGTCTCCTACAGGTCATAGACCCGTTGAAACGTTGTAACGATTTGCCATTGACCCCCTTCGAGAGGCCGTTTTGACCACTTCTTGGCGATCCACTTCAAAGCCGTGCTCGTTGCGCGGGATGGTCCAGAAGAATGCCTTGTACCCCCCGTGAGACTCCAGGAAGTCCATGATCTCCTCGAACCCCGCTTGCTCCAACTCCGTGAACGTGAGTGGCCACGTTTCATCGAGTGCGTTCAGTCCATCCCCGGTGCGCTGCGAGTAGTTGTCTCCGAAGGGCGAAACCAGGACCTTGGGAGTCACGTCCCCCTGGCCGCCGTAAATGGGCTGATAGTTTGGAAAGGTTTCCATTAGCCGCTAAACTCCGCATTCATCATGCCTCCGGGCCTCATGAGCTCCCGAATGGTGGTGTAGACTTCCGCCTTGATGTGTCGGCCGATGACCGACCCGACTTCCTTGGCGTGAGAGACATCCTGGACGCCGCCGCTGCCGCCGCCCACCTGGACGGGGACGTTGATCTCGATCTGGACAGAAGCTCCAGCCTTCTTGCCGGCGCCTTCTTCCCTGCGCGCGATGGCCGGGTATTCGGCCGAGCCGAATCTTCCGCCGATGGCAGGGGAAGCCGTGGGGCCGTATTGCCCCGGAATGGAGCTCACCGGGGTTGCGGTCGCCGTGGTCCCTGTGGAGTTGAACCAGCCGAAAGTGGCCTTCATGATCCGGTCAACGACAAGGATCTGCATCATCATGCGAATGGCGTCCCGGATGATGGAGGTAGCGAGATCCGCGAAGCTCACCTTGCCGGTCATGGCCAGCTCGGTCAGGGAATCGGCCGTTTTATTCAAGGAGGCGGCGAACAACTGAGCCCCCTTCACTCCGTTCTGAAACGTGGTTGATACTTCGTTTTTGAGCTGGCGCAGGCCTTCGATCCATCCCGCATACCAGGTTCCGTTTGCGGTCTGCTGCTCAACGAATTGCTTCTGTTGTGCGATCTGCTTCATGAGCTCCAGCTCTTCCTTGGTCGCGCCGTTCTTGGTCGCTTGCAAAACACCCAGGCGAGTTTCCGCCCCGATGAGCTTCACGCGGGCGGCGAACTGCTCTTCCATGGTGCCGGTAAGCTCGGCTTGCTCGAGCTGGAGCTTGGCCAGGTTCGCGTCAGTCTGGAGCTTGAAAGGCTCCTGAAGGCGGCCCTTTTCGAGAGCGCGGAGCTGCTCGACCTTTTCCTTGAACTGGCGAATAAGCTCCTCGAAGCTGCCGGCGTCAAAGGCGTCGTTATTTATGGTGCTGCCGGTGCTGAACATCAGGGCCTCGACTTCGGACATGAGTCCGGCCGCGGCCTGGGTGGGATGATGCTCCCCGCCCGTCGCCTTCTGTTTCATTTCCTGATAGGCGGACCAAATGCTGTCGTTGCTTTTGTTGAGCTTCTTTATGAGCGCGTCCATGCGCTGGTCGATGGCCAACTCCTGAGCCTCCATGACCTTGCCGGCCGTGGTCGCCTGTTGCTGACCGAATTCTTGATCCAGGTCGCGGAAAGCTTCTTTGCTCTCGGTGATGACGGCCTTTATGCTGCGCGCGAAGTGGTCGATGTCCGCGACGTCAACGAGGTTCGCGTCGAACTTCTTCGCGTCTTTCCCCGCCTGCTTGGCTTCAAACCGCGCCTCTTCCTTTTCCAGGAAGGAACGATACAGAACGCCGAGCTCGTCGCGCTCCTTGTCGATGATCGCTATGGTGTCCTTGGCCTCTTTGATCCGTTCGGCGTCTCCGGTCTTTTCGATTCCCGCGAGCATATTGTCGAGATTCTTCCGCATCGTATCGACCATCTTGAGCGAGGTCTCGTAGTCGATCGTGGCGTCTACTTTCGTCCGCTCGAATCCGGTGAGTCCCGCCTTGGCTTCCCTCTCGCGCGCCTGGTCGAGCTGCGTCTTGAATTGGGCGTGAGTGGCCATGAACTTGTTGACGTTCATGAGCTCGCCCTCGGCCAGGTTTCCGGAGTTATCCGGGCTCGAGGCGTAGAGCTTCGTCACACGGTCGGCCATCTTGGCTTGCTCCGCTTCCTTGAAGGCTTTTTCGATCCCCGCATTCCATTTTTCCATCCAATCGAGCTTTTCAACGGCCTGGTCGACGCGGGTCTCGTGGGAGTCGAACGTACCCAACCAATCGCTTTGAAACGAGGTGATCGGGTATTCGAGCTCCACCTGGCCGGGAATACCACCCTTCCGCGGGATGAACCCGGGGGGAGTCGTCTGCCGGTCGAATTCCTCGTTATTCTTAAACTCCGAAATGCCCAAGCCGACCATCGAGCCGACGGCCATGCCGGCCGGCCCAAAGAGTCTTCCGGCCATGGCGGCCATCAGGACCGAGTTTACGGTGTTTCCGGTGCCTTCCTTGAGCCAATCCGGCGCGGACTCGTAGGTATCCCAAAGGTTCTTTACCGACGCGCTGAAGGCCCGGACTGCCGGCGCCCAGGTCTCGAAGGTCTGTGACGTAAATTTGGAGATCCCCTCCAGGAAGCCAACGATGATATCGCCGCCCGTTTCTATTGCCGACGATCCGCCCCCGAAGGCTTTGCCGAGACGGTCAACGCTTTCCGCAATGCCCTTCGCCCATTCTTCGAATTTCCCGTTTGCAGCGAGGCGGTTGAGATCATCCATGACGCCTTTCAGGATCTTTTCGCCCGTGTTGAGGACTCCGCTTTGCTCGAGGTTCCGGACGAAAAACTCGTACTTGTACCCGAGCTGCCGAAAGAGAACGTCCCAGGTGCCGGCCATCTTGGTCAGCCCGTCCTTGAAGTTCTCTTCCGCATACTCGAGGACGGCCTTGATGATGGTGGCAAAGTCCATGTTGGATTGACGGAATTCGCCGATGAGCTGCGCCATGCCGATCTTGAGCTTGGCCCGGACGGCCTGCAGGGTGAAAGGGACCTTCTCGTTCAATTCTTTTAGGGCATCGTCCATACCGATGCTCCCGAGCTGGTAGAGCTCGGTCATCTTGTTCACCACTCCGGAGAGGGCCTCCGGGCCGGTTTTTCCGACCTGGTGGAGGTAGCCGATCAAGCCTTCGAGGCCACCGGCCGCGTTCTTGATGCCGACGTGCTCGAGCTGTACGAGGGATTGCTCCAGGGTCCGGATGCCGTAAGCCTTCTGGCCCATTTCGTTTATCCAGTCGAAGCGCACGCGCGCATGCTCGGCGGATTCCGAGAACCGGATCACGGCGATGTCGAGCTTCTCCAGCTCGCTTGCGATATTGACGAACTCCTTGGCCTGGCGGCCGATGAAGTCGAAGGTCCGCCATATCGAGAAGAGTCCCACCACGCCGGCCATGGCGTTTTTCCAGCTCAGGGTGGCATTCGTCACTTTCCCGATCTGGCCCGGGGCGGCGCCAATCTGGGTGAGCACCTGTTTGATACCGGCCTGCGCCTGCTGGCTGTCCGCCGTGATGATGATCTTGATGTCGTTGGCCATGCCGAAACCCATGGTGGCTCTCCTAAAAAAAGGATGACTTCGCGCGGATCGCCGTGCGCATCACTCCCAAATCTTCCCAATAGCTCAGATCGAACGAACCGGATTTCAGGGGAAAGCCGGCCTCCACCAGGAGCGCGCTCCGGTAGAGAGACACCACATAGGGGCACGGCTCCCAATCCTTGCTCTTGCAATTGGTGCAGAGCACGATGAGGAAGGGCCCGGAGTTGCTATGGCACTTCTGCTTCTTGGCGGGGGTGCAACCCTTCTTGCCGGCGAGAAAATCTTCTATCTCGCCGGCAAGATCGTAGGGGTCCCCGTCTAAGGGTTTTCGGGCCCGTCAGTCGAGCCTTCGCCTTCCTCCGAGAGGATGGCTTGCAGGGCATCGTCCATGCCGATCTCGACGCCGGACTCGCCCACAACGGCAACCGACTCGAACACATGCCGGCCGATGGAAGAGACGATGTCCGGACGTCCGGAAACGAGGATCTCCTTCCAGGTCGAGCAGTAGTTGGCGGAGTCCTTCTCGGAAGCGATGAATTTGCCGTTGGCGCCGAGCGTTCCTTCCTCGAAACCGAGGAGCACGCGCTTTCCGAATTTCAGGCGCATTTCGGCGGCCCGGGCGACGATCTTGTTTCCACGTCTCTGAAATAGGCCCGCCTGATAAGCGGCGAGCTCGTCATTGTCGGGCATGCGGTAGAAGAACTTATGGATCATATCTCCGTCCGATACTCGGATGGAGTAGGTCGGATTGGTCAGGTCTCTCATGGGTACAGTGGGGCTCATGAATGGTCCTTTCTAATGGGTCTTGATGAGATATTCGTTGTCGGCGCCGGTCAGCAGGTAAGAAAGCTGATAGATGGCCTGGCCGTCGCGCTCGGCTTCCTTGGGCTCATCGAGCTGCGCCGCGGGGGCGCTGAAAGAGACGCGGTTTGCGGACGTGCCCATGCTGAAGCTGATGGCAACCTTGGTCTTGGCCTCCCAAATCGGATACGGGTTCCAGGTGGTCAGCTCTTCGACGTCGCACTCCAGGGTGAGCTTGGCTTCACGTCCGCTGACTCTGATGGCGGAAAGTCCGCTAACCGCCTGCATGTCCTTGGACTCGCTGATCTTGACTCCAAGATCGACGGTGAGCTTGGAGACGCCGATGGGGGCGAAGGCGCCCAGGGTGAGGCCGATATTCAGGCACGCCGGGGGATCAAAGTCCTCGTAGACGATTCCGACAGGTCCCACACCCACGACCGGGGTCGCGTAGAAGCCCGTCATCGAGAAATCTACGCTCGGAAATCCGTCCGTCTGGAAGTTGAGCGTAGCCGTGCCGAAGCATCCCACCAGGGCATGAAGGTTGAGGTTCATGTAGTAGTAGATGGTGCAGCTCGTCATCTCCGCTCTCGGCGTTACCGGCCGATAGCCGCGATAATGAAGGGCCTGGTCGGGGCCAAGCTCTTGTATCGACTCGTGGGCGCACGCCTTCAGGAGCACGTCCAGTTGAGACGGATCTGCAAGCGAAATGGGATCGTTTGCACCCTTGAGCTCAACGGAAAATTTGATGGTCTGCCTCTTGGCTCCCACGCCAAAGCCGGTGGGGCTAAAGGTGCTGCGCACAACGTTTCGCTCGCGTTTATCTCCGGAGAGACCGTAGTCGGGGACCGAGGTAAGAATCGCGTTCGCGGCGGTCGGAACGGGATCAACGCCGTAATTGACTTCCGATTTCGCAAGTACGATCGCGCTTCGGGTCATGATATCGCCCATGTTCGTTACTCCTTCTGTGCCCGGGCACGGGTCTGAAAGCTGAATCCCCAAACCACCACGTCTCGGGTCGCCTCGAGGCCTTGGTCGTCCATGGGAGTGAGCGGCTGGATGGCCACGCCGCAGGTTTCGTCTGTGAGGGCGTTCCGGACATCGTCCAGGACTTCATAAACGCCCTTGCTGGTTGCGGTTCCGTGCAGAAGCCGTTTCTGGCTGACAAAGTTTCGCTGCACGATGATCACGATGAATTTCATGTAGTGGTCGAAGGTCGATGAAGTCCCGACGCGCTTATAGGGTCCTCCGGTGTAGGAGACGAAAGCGGCCGGCGCCAGGAGCGCATAGTCGGGCGAATCGTCGGCAAGCAGGCTCGCCAGCACGTCAACATTTTTGAGGTACGGCAATTCAGTTTTGAGCTGCGCTATGATTGCGCTTTCAACGATCGAGACATCCATCAGTATTTCGCTCCGCCCTCAAGAATGGTCTGCAAAGAATTCATTGACGGTGACCTGGCGGTTGAAGACCCAATTCCAGATAGCCGCCTTGATCCGGTTCTCGTCTCCGTATCCGCTAGGGATGCCGAAGAACGGCCGGGCCGGTATGTTCATTTTCATTTCGTGGCCCTCGACCTTGAAGGTTTTCGACTGCGCGAGTTTCAGGCCGAACGCCTCGTAGATGGTCCGGTTGTGCTCCGGGACGGTTACCGTTCCCTGGAAGCCGTAGTGGTGGACTCTTCCCTTGATGCCGACCCGCGCGCTGTAGATGCCGCGGTCTGGATGCGCATCCAGAAACGGATTCGTCGCGGCCCGGTAGAGATCCTTGCTCCGCAGCAAGGGTCCGTTGTAATCGCCCTTGTCCTGCTTCCTGGGCTCCCACTTGGGCCGGCCGCCGGCCATGAAATTCTTCTCGACCACGCCCTGAATGACTCGATAGACGTTGAACCAAACCGGAGTCATGTCCTCCAGAGAACCGAGGATAATTTCCAGCTTTTTCCGGCATCGCTTCGTGTCAACATCGAGCGTGATGACCACTAGAATTTGCTCCAGGTCTCATCGCCAAAGTCCTGCTCGGCCGTGTGGAAAATCGGGAGCTGCGAGCTCGTTGCTCCGGGGATCAGCCCAAGGCTTCCGAGACTCCCCTTGCCTTCCGAGAAGCGAAGCAGGAAGGAAAGACTCCCCTTGAACCGCTTTTCGCGGAACTCCGGGACGGTGGTGATGCGCGAGAAGAGCGTATAGATGGCCAGATCGACGGAAATCTCACTCAAAACCAGCGTTGTCCCGCCCAGGGGCAGGGTCACGCGGACACCTATGTACCCGTCGATGATCGAATCCGCCTTTTGTATGGCCGAGTCGATATTCGCCTGCACGATGTCTCCGGTTGGAACTTCGGGATCATCTGCCAGGCTCACCAGAACAGAACGAGGGATCTCCTCGAGGATGTCTGCCAACGTCGAGTAGGCCATTTATTGTCTCGCTTCCATGCGCGCTCGTTGTACGAGGCCTCGGAGCGTTTTGGTGTTCGTTTTGGCGGCCGGCGTGATGCCCAGGCTGACCAGCTCATCGATGAGATTTTTACGATCTTCGGCCTTGCCGGCCTCGCTCATTTCCGGAGGTTCAACCGGGGACAAGACAGGGAGCTCCGGCGTGGTCTCTTCGGCTATCTTGGCGAGTTTCCGCGCGACGATGTCGGCAACATATTTCGGATCGCAAAGGAACGTCCCGCCGGGCGGGATATGCTTTCCGCCGTAACCGACGGAACCGTATTGGAGGACTTCCAGTAAAACCATGGCGTATCCTTATGAGATGCGGGCGCGGGGGGTTTGTCCCCCCGCGGCCGAGTTAAACGGCTTTTGCCACGATGACGCACTCGGGGCGTTTGAGGACGGGCAGTGGCCGGGTTTCCCCATAGATCCACTTGCCTTCGGGGTCCTCTTCGTTCCAGGACTTGCTGTAGAACAGGGGTGGAGCCTGGCCCCTCTGGAACAGGGTCTCGATCAACTGAGACGTGTAGGGGCAGTCGAAGACGTCGGGACCTTCTCCGATCAGGAGAATTTCGTCTTCCGCGAGGAAGCGCTTGCGGGTCCCGTCCGTGTGGACGAAGGAGCCCGTGTACTCATCGAAGCTGATTTCGGCCAGCTCGGCGATCCGGGCATGCCGGGCGATCTGAGCGCCAACGGTGTACTTCATGAGCTCCAGGACCTTGGTGTTGTCGAGGAGGGCATCCATGACCTGGTTCCCGCACCAGCACTGATAGCCGGTGATTTCGGCCTGGGAATCGTCATTGAGGAGCTGTTTCCACGCGCGAAGCGTGTTGATGATCTTGGAAGCCGGATCGGTGAACAGATCGGCGCCGACCAACGTGATGTTATGGGTCGCGGGCAGGCCGTAGTCCACGAGTACCGTGGTCAGGTCGGCATCCAGGATCTTGCCCCGGATGGCCTGGCTCGCCCAATACTCGAGGGTGCGGTCGAACTCCATGCGAAGGTCGTACTGCTCGCGGGCGATACGCGACTTCATGGTCTCGGACCCCATGGCGCCATAGGCCCTCATTTTGTTGATCTCGGCCACATGGATGATCCGCTTTTCGGCGATACGGGGAGCCTCCAGGGTGACGGTGGCTCTTCCGGTCTTCTTCCCGATGGGGGCGGGCTCATGCACGCTGATGTTCCCAAGGATGCCCTGGTTTCCGGTGATGATGTCGAAGGCGAGCTGCGTATCGACCGAATAGCGGAGCTTGGGGGCGAAATGCCTCTGGAACATGCGCCGGCCGGCCTTGCCCATTTTGTTGATGCTTGTTGTGAGCGTCCGGGTGGTGAACAGATTGTCCATCTAAAAGTCTCCTTAAGTGATTACTCAGTTATGGCTGAAGGGCAAAAAAATCCCTATTCGACTATGATCCCGCGATCGGCCAGGTCCTTGAGAGCGGCGATCTTCTCGGCCGGATTGACGACCGGCCACACAATGTCCCGATCGTTGTACTCGCCGGCGAAATACGCCTGCACAACCTGGGGACCGGCAACCAAGCTCACATCGTTGAACATGCCGAGGATGGCGCGGGGGGTCTGAAGTCCGTCAACCGCGGCCGGATCATAGAGACCCCAAACGTTGGTGGCGGTCACCATGGCCACGAGTTGCCCGCGCTTCACCGTGGTAAGCGCGATTTGCGGAAGCGTGATCTTTTTGGTAGTGTGCATCGTGCTCCGGATGAGCTGCGAATGTTCGATTCCCTGAGTAACTACGATTCCAAGCAGTCCAGCCATTATTCCTCTTCTCCTTCCAGGTTGAGATAAGCCGCTATTTCACAGCCGGTTCTGACCTCATCGTCGGTTTTGGGTTTAGCTTCGCTCTCCGGGGCCACTTCCTCATTGAGCTTCAAGGGCGCGGAGCTGACGAGATGCTCCATTGCCCACGATTCGGCCGAGAGCTTCTTTTCCTCACCGCCAACGCTGACGGTGATCTCACCCAGGATTTCGAGCGCAACGAGGAAATCCACGAGGCCGGCGTCAACCTTGGCGGGAGTGGTCTTCTTTTCGTCCAGGAGCTTCTGAACGCTGAGCTCGATGCCCTTGCGTCTGACCTGGGCGGCGAGCGCCACTTCACGGCTCTTGGCTTCGGCCATCAAGTTTTCGTTCGTCAGAACCATGGTCTTCAGGCTAGAATTCTGGTTCTCCAGCTCGGCAAGGCGCGCTTCCATCGC